TTCGTTCGCAACGGCACCGTGATCGTTGACGGACAAGAGGCGGCCAGCCTCATCGATCTATACAAGGACGGTCAGGCTCCCGAGCCCGCGACCGTCACCGAGCCCGGCCCTAAGCCCGGCAAGGAGACCACAAACGGCAAGGCTACGACGCGACGACAGCGCCGGCTCGAATCGGCGGTGACGACGGAAGGCGGTCAGGCCGGCCCCGGTGCGGGTCCGCCCGAAGGAGACTTCGACACCGCCTTCGAATACTTCGCGGACAAGCCATAAACCCTTAACAGGCCGTCGTGAGACCGGCCCCAATCACTTAGATGGAGTAAGCAATCATGCCCGATGGCCTGACCACATATGGCGTCATCAACCAGCGAACCGCTGCTTGGGCCGCCACCCAAATGCTGAAGAATGCCGAGCCCGTTCTGGTGCTCAGCAAGTTCGGCATGACAAAGGAAGTGCCGCGCAACAAAGCCGATACGGTGAAGTTCCGCCGAGCGGTCCCGTTCTCGGCCGCCACCGTCCCGCTGGTCGAAGGCGTCACGCCGACCGCGCAGAGGATGGCCTACGAAGACGTGTCGGTCCAACTCAAGCAGTACGGCCGGCCGATCGAGATCACCGACGTGGTGCAGGACCTGGCCGAAGACCCGGTGCTGTCCGATGCCACTAGGCTGGCCGGCGACCAAGCCGGGCTGACCAGCGAGATGATCACCTACGGTGCCGTCAAAGCCGGAACCAGCGTTTTCTTCACCAACGGCACGGTCCGAACTTCGGTCGCCACGGCGATAACGTTGAATAAACAGCGGGCCGTGACCCGGGCGCTCAAGGCGCAGAAGGCCAAGAAGCTGCGGGACATCCTGGGGGCGTCGCCCAACTATGGCACCAAGGCCATCGAGGCGTCCTACATCGCGGTCGCCCATACCGACATCGAGGCCGATCTGCGCAACCTGGCCGGTTTCGTGCCGGTGGCCGAGTACGGCTCGCGCTCGCCGGTCAGCCCCGAGGAGATCGGGTCGTGCGAGGACGTGCGTTACGTGCTGTCGCCCGAGTTGAACTCCTTTGCCGACGCTGGCGGAAACAAGGGTTCGATGGTTTCGACCTCGGGGACTAAGGCCGATGTCTACCCGATCATCTATATCGGGAGAGAGTCCTATGGCCTGGTGCCGCTCAAGGGCAAGCGCGCCATCACGCCGATGGTGCTCAACCCCGGTACGCCGTCCAAGTCCGACCCGCTCGGACAGCGCGGCTACGTGAGCTGGAAATCGTACTTTGCGGCCGTCGTCCTGAACGAAAACTGGATGGCGAGACTGGAATGCGGGGTCACGGACCTCTAATCGCCGGTTAACCCAATCCAATGATGGCGGGGCCGCTTTCGAGCGGCCCTTTTCTTAACCCTGGCCTGATTGCCCTCCTGTCATCTCGGCAGGGGGGTTTGAACCGATAAGGAAGGAATACTCTTATGCCGGTTAAAGTAGGATTCATCCATGGCACCAGTGCCGCACTGAACATTGAGATCGGTTTTGTCCCGGACTGGGTCAGAATCTACAACGCGACGGATGGCGAGAACATTTTCGAGGGTTGGCTTCCCAAGCTAATCGTCTTCACCTCGTTGTCCACGGCATTAAGAGGGGGCATGTGGCTGAAAGGCATCACCTCCGGGGCCGTGATCCGGGTCCGCGATGTGATTATCGACAGCGGAACGGTCGCAGCCGGTAATGCAGCCGGTTGGCTGATCGTGAATCAGGAAGACATCAACGGCACCATCACGTCTGCCGAGAACTGCCAGATTTATGAGCAGGAGCCGGTGAGGACGACAGCGGCGACGAATCACATCACCTTCACCGCCGCCGATGTCACGTTCGGCATGGAAACAATCACCAGCGCCGGACCGATTTCGGCTACCTCGGACGCGCTGATCGAACCGTATGTCGGGACCGAAGGGGTCCTACGCAAAGGGTTCACCATCGGCACGCAGATTTCCGAGGACGGCGATTTGCTCAGTTACGTCGCGATTGCCAACGATCCGGGGCAGGCTCAGGAGCCCGAAGTGGCTGGTGTCAAGCAGTCTGAGGCCGCCTGGTAAGTCTTCCCTCTAACAAGCATCGGCCTTCGGGCCGTGGGCGTGGGCGGCACCGTGACGGGTGCCGTCCCGCCTTCTTTATCCACATGGCCCGCCGTCAGGCGCGCTAGTCCCTAGAAGGATACAAAATCATGAGTGGCACACTGACCCAGGCGGAAGCCCGCCAGCACAAGTTGCAGGCCCAGCGCGGTAACATGCGCTCCCTCGAAATCATCCTCGAACATCTGCTCGGCGGAGATATCATCCTCGACAACCTCGAAGTCACTGCGTTGACGGCCGACGCCATTGCGGGCGGCGATTCGTCTCTCGGGATTACTGGTGAGGCGGCGGCTCAAGGTGGCGCGATCGCCATCACGGGCGGCACCAGTTCCACGGCCGGTAACGACGGCGGCAATATCACGGTCGTTGGCGGCGCCGCGGGGGTGGAGACCACGGGGACCGCTGGCGATGGCGGCGATCTGGGGCTCACCGGCGCGGATGGTGGATTGGCATCAGCCGCAGCGGGAGTCGGCGGGATCGGTGGTGCGATCACTCTGACCGGTGGCACGGGCGGAAAGGCCGACTTCGTCACAACCGGCGGGCTTGGTGGGGTGGGCGGTGAGATCGCTCTCGGCGATGTTGGTGGGCGTGGCGCTAATGTGACGATCACGGCTGGCACCGGCGGCGAAGCCACGGCGACTGGCGATAACGGTGGGATCGCGGGCGATATCATCCTGACCGCCGGGGCCGGCGGAGCGACCGCAGACGCTACGGTGGGCAAGTCCGGCGCGATCATCTTGCGTCCGGGCGGGACGTCGGCCACTCCGTTGCAGCCGCTCATGCGAACCATGGCTGTCCCTAGCGGCGATGCGGCGGGTGCGGCCACGCTTACGGTCGCCGAAATGTTCGGTGGTGTCCACGTCAACGACCCTGGCGGTGCCGCTGCGATTACCACGCCAACAGGCGTGCAAATCACGGATGCGATCGGCCTGGTGGCTGACGGCGGTTCCCTGGTGGTTGGCGACAGCTTCGATTTCACGTTGATGAACACTGGCACAACCGGCCAGATCCAAACCCTTACGGCTGGTGATGGCAACGTCACTTTTATCGGCAACGTCACTGTCGACCCCGGCGTTGCCGCCGAAGGTGGCGGCTCCGGCATGTGGCGGTTCCGCTATACCTCCGCTGATGCCTGGGTTGGCTACCGCATCGCGTAGGTTTGCGAATATCGACGGCGCGGGCTCATACCGGGTCCGCGCCGACTTCCACCCGAGAAGGAGCAACAGATGATCACTCGCGAGTACCTGAAAGCCCGTATCCAGGAGTTGAGCGCCGCCAGGGACAAGCTCCAGGGCGACGTGTACGCCAACAACGGTGCGATCCAGTTCTGCCAGCATCTGCTGGCCACTCTGGAGCTCGAGGCCAAGGCCGAACCCGAAGCCATGCTGGATCCCGAGGCCGAAGCCGTCGAAGAGGGCAGCCAGCGTAAGCCCAACGGTGAGGTCGACCCCGCTGTCGGGCATGAGGGTGAGGAAGCCGGCCCATGACCCACGCCTTCATCGGCCTCATGGTGCTGTACCGGGTCACCGAGGAGGAGGCACTGGCGACCAATAAGCGCCGCGAAGACGCGCGGCAGAACATCGAGAAGATGCGCGAGGAACGTCCCGGGTTTCAGGCGCATGTCGGCAACCTGGTCAGCGAGGGCGAGCGTGTCCCGATGATCATCACCCAGGTCTGGCCCAACGAATTCGGTCCCGACCGCCATGGTGTCAACGGCCAGGCATTCCTCGACGGTAACGACAGCCTCTGGGTCACCAGCGTCGAAGAGGGTGACCTGCCCGGCCAGTGGGAGCCGATAACCGACGGATAGGAACCCCCGGAGCCAAACACGGGGCCGCCTGCGGGGCGGTCTTTCATCACCACAAGGCCCGTTGTGAGACGCGCTGTTTCCTTAGAGGAGTTTTCCGATGAAGCAGAAGACCGTCCCGTGGGACGAAGCCACGCTGACTGAGCTCAAGATGTTCGCCGCCCAGGTGCTGGGCATGTCAACCCACCCCAGTATCGGCGAGTCCACGCTGCGCGGCAAGATCCGCCAGGCCTACAACGGCCAAGAAATCACCATCATGGTCAACGAGTCCGGGCCGGAGGACGAGGCTGTGGGCGACGCCCCGTCACCGCCTTCGGAGACGCCCAACGATGGCAAGGCGCTGCGTGGCGCGTCGGCCGCGGGTGACCCGAAGGTCAAAATCACCATCGCGGAGGTCGAGGGTGCGGGCGGCAAGCGTCCGGTTCCGGTCGGCGTCAACGGGGTCATAATGCTGGTCCCGCGCGGCAAGGCAGTCGATATCCCCTATCGCTACTACGAGGCCCTGACGCACGCCGTCAAGACCACCTACGAGCAGGACGAGGCGTCGGGCGAGGTAATTTCCTCGGACGTGCCGTCCTACCCGATGAGCGTCAACGTCATGCCGCCGCAAGCCGAGATCGACGCCTACCTGGCGGCCGAGCAGCAGCCCGAGCCACAGGCCGCTTGATCTAGCCCATGAGCACCTATCTGGAGTTGAGCCAGGACGTCGCCCGGGAGAGTGGGACCGTCTCGGGAACCAACCCGACCGCAGTGGCGTCGCAGACCGGGCGGCTGCTCAAGATCGTCGAGTGGACCGCCCAAGCCTACGTGATGCTCCAGAACCTCCATGCCGATTGGCGCTGGATGCAAAAGACGTTCTCGGGCAACACGACGGCGAGCTCCGCCAAATACCTCCCGGCGTCATGGTCGATCACCGACCTGCGCGACTGGCTGCGCGACGATCGTGTGATCGGCTACCAGCCGCACACCATCTACCTGGCCGCCACCGGGGTCTCGGGCGAGGGCGCGCTCCGGGAGATATCGTGGCAGCAATGGCGCACCACTTACGGCCGGGGCAGCCAGAACAACAACTATCCGAGCGAATACGCCATCAGCCCGGCGGGGGAGTTCTCGCTCGGCCCCATCCCGGACGACGACTACACGGTCAACGGCGAGTATCGCCAAGCGGCGG